TTCTCCTTTTCTTAGTTAATTATAGCACGCCTAAATCTGCGTGTCAAGTACTCTATTAACCCAGGGTCTATAGTTCTTATTATTATAATTTATATAAGTAAATATAATAGTACTAGGGTCTCTGGGTCCCTTAACCCAAGTATACACTATTTATTTTGATTTGTCAAATCCTAACTCGGAAGTAGTTTCTTTCATAGTATATTCCGAGCTATCAAGGATTACTTGACAACTGGTGTTAGATAGTGTATACTGTTAATGGGGTAATATTATACCCTATTAATCTGTCAGGAGATGTGTATGAATTATCTTTGTTGCGTATGTGACAATAGAGCGATGAAAAGTAGTCAGTTCTGCAAAGACTGTGAAGTTATATATACCGCAGTTGAAAAAGAAGACTGGTTCATTGAGCTCACAAAACTAATGAAAAAACAACGGCGTATAGATAACATGGAAAAATATTCTATTTATGATTTAGGCGAAATAGAAATGGGCGCTAGATTTAGAAGAAATCGTGGAAGACCTAAAACTTCGATGGTTGTAATTGAACTTGTATCGAATATTAAAAATGATGACCCTCGTGTATCTACACGCTCAATAGGAGAGATGTGTAAAAAATTAGATATTGTAATATCGAGAGAAACCATACGAAGAATTTTGACACAAAAATAGTGTATATATGTAGAGGGATAAAAATTTAACATTTTATTTTTATGGAGGGTTTATGGGGATTACAGTTCCTAGTTCAACGCCAATTACTTTGGCTGCTGATGAAATTTCTGGTGAGTATTATCAAATATTTATGCCTGCGGATGATACTGGTTTGACATATGGTGAAAGTAATCCATTTCCTAATAGGGTAGTGGTTACTGGATATGCGAGTACTGCGGCAAGTTATCAAGGTACATATCTACCAACTGGCGGTGTATACATTGCGGACTTAACCGGAACAGACTTTGTTGAAATGGTTGATGGAGAGACAGCTGCTGCTCGTATGAATAATCGCCGAGCTATTATGACAGCTTCTGATGGTCAAGTAACTACCCTGACTCAGGGGCAAGTAAACAATTATCATGATACAGTTGTAGCGAGTGGTTCAGTCTTTAACGGAGTAACCGTACCTGCGTACAGTTCATTTTTTGCCTACATAGCCCAGCAGGTTACTCGGTATATTTATGTACCGCTGTCAAAGTCTGGTTGGAGCCGGCTAAACTTGTTTGTAAAGCATGATTTAGTAAACAATAATGACTCCCAACCCGCATATGTTGGTGTAAATATCTTCGCTGACTTTGGTCAATTTACTAATGATTTCCCAATTGTAAATGATGCAATAAGTGGTGCCGTCGGTGTTATGGCGGGCAGAGCATATATGTGTAAATTACCTACAATATCAGGGAGTAATTCAATGTATATTTCTGAATTTGATTCACCACTAGCGGGTGTTATTATAGCTATTACAAACTCAACCCCGGTTACGGGTAACATCGAAATATACGCATCAAAGGGGTCGTAAATGAAAGTAGGTCAATTTGTTGAGTGGGATTCCTCAGGGGGAACTGCTCGTGGTAAAATAACCCAAATTATAGAAAACGGTGAAGTACCTGACCTGTCAGTAAAAATTACAGGAACTCCGGAAGAACCTGCCGCTAAAATACAACTTTACAAAGAAAATTCTGAAGGTGAGTATGAGCCCACAGATACCTATGTAGGTCACAAACTAACTGAACTACGAGGTATCAAGTCTCTTTCCGAAGAGCATGAGGGGGAGGAATTAACTCCACGACAAATGGCGTTGACAAATGCCTACATCGCTATTACTGATACATACGGTAAGTTTGGCTGGGGTACTGACAGCGAAGGCGCTCACTACACACCTGCTGAAAAAAACCCATTTAAAGCTGAGGGTCTAGTTTGTAAAAACTGTGCACTCTATGCTGAGGATAGTTACTCCTGCTCAATTGTCTCTGGAATTATCGAGGAAGAGGCGATTTGTAAGTTCTGGGTTATTGAAAATTATGAACTCGGAATGAACACGGAGGAAATGCCCGAAGAGCAGATGGAAGCAGAGGCTGCTCGATACTCGGGTATCGACTTCGCCCCACCCGATGCTGTTAGAGCCGCCGCAAAAAGTGGCTTAGCACTTCACGAAAAAGGACTCAGTGGTAATGGTTTAGAGCCAGCTACTGTACTCTGGGCGAGAAAGTACTCCGAGGGTCAGCCAGTTAGTCCGGAGCGTGCTCGAATGGGTAACCGATTCTACGGAAGAAATGCCCGCTTTGCAAACGCACCAAAAGATTCCCCTGCCTGGGTATCCTGGCAACTATGGGGCGGTTCTGCTGGTAAATCATGGTTTGCTAGCCTAGTGAGACAAATGGATAATTCAGAAAAGAAAAGTAAAGCAGAGACACAAACAAAAGCATCTGTGCATGGCTTTATGCGCATGGCAGAATCTAACATGACAAACCCGCTCTTGAAGGAAGTCGAACTTGTTTTGACAGACTTTGAAGCGAATGCTAATAAAGAGGGAATTCCTCAAAAAGAAGCTGCGAATATCATTCGCACCGCCCTTCATACCCCAATTAAAATTGCTGTGTCTGAGACTGGCTATGCGGGTCATAAGGGAGCGATTCCTGTTGGCCCTATCATCGAAGTGTATGAAGATACACACGAGGGTAAACCAGTTGTTAAAGCCAAAGCAGTTATCTGGAGCGATGAATTTAAAGAGGTGTACTCGCTACTCAAGTCACAAGCTGGAGAGCGTGAGTATATAGGTACGTCTTGGGAGGTCTATTATGAATCGGCAGATGCTGTCGATGGAATAAGTTGGCTGAACAACGTAACTTTCGCCGGAACATGTATCGTTGATGTTCCAGCTTATGGCGAACGAACTAAACTATTAAAGGTAGCTGAAAAAGAAATGGTTGAAGAACTACAAACTAAAATCAAAGAACTTGAAGACATGCTTCAGGTTAAGGAGAGTGAACTAGATGGCCTACGGAAAGAAAACAATGCCTTCAAAACAGAAGCCGATGCCAAAGCCCAAGCCGAAAAGCGGCAAAATGTAGCTAACAAGCTATTGACGGCTGGCTTTAGTCAATCAGAGGTTGACGAAATACTTGAATTTTATCTCCAGCTTCCAGAAGATGCTTTTGAAAAAATTCTTGGTGACTTTGTCAAAACTCGAACAGAGGCATCTAAAAAAGATGAGCCTGTAACTATCCCGAATCTAACTGGTAGTTCAATGGCTCTTGATTCAAAAACTATTGCTTCTGGTTTGAAAGAACTTCTGAAGAAAAAGTAGGTGGCCAATGCCATTCGAATATCGAGAAAATCAAAATCGTGTCTATGACTACTGTGTATACCGAGAGGGTGATGAAAAACCCATGCAATGTTTCGAAACGGCTGAGGAAGCTCAAGCCTACTGGATGGGATTAACTATTTCGGAAAAACTAGAGGCAGAGAAACAACAATCAAAAATGCTAGCAGAGGCTTTATTGCGGATGCTAGAGAAAAAATAATCCTAGACTCGTAGTCTAAATTTAAAAGAGGTAACAAACAAAAATGGCTGTACTAGTAACTACACTCCGCTCACGTCAAGGTGTTGCGGCTTCCACAATCGTCGAGGGGCGTGCTGTGGTCGTGGGTGCGTCTGGCATTCGGAATGACCTTCCTGTCGTGACATACGCATCTCCAAACACCCCACATGCTAATGGGGTTTACGTGGCCTTCTTCCCACCCGACAATTTCCCAAGACCAACTCCACGAGACATGTATACTGCACCATACATTCAATCGTATAACGTAAACAACGCTAACCTTTATGGTAATCCTTCCATGACGCAAACTATGGACCTTGTCCCTCGTTCGCAGTGGAAAGAGCCTGCCGCTTATAGTGGTGAACTTGTTGCATTGCACTGGGGTAAGATTGGTATTACTTCGGGATGTTTCGTCTCAAGCGCCGATATTAAAATTCCTGGTAACAAAGTTAAAGTGGCCGGTAGCGGTCTATTCGAATACACAGCTTCCAGCAACATTGTCGGTGAAATTGACCGTTATGATGCAGTGACCGAAACCCTATATCTTATCCTTTACTAAACTTGGAGAATAAATAAACAGAATGGAAAATAAAGAACTTCTTAAGGCCGTAGCTGAACAGGCAAAAACAGCCGGCGCTAGCCCTACTGGTAAGTCAGCGTTTGCTGAGACAATTATCAATATGGTTGAGCCAAATCATTTGAGCCTTGACCTCTTCAGCACGTTTATGCCAACACGGCAGGCAAACCTGGGTGACACTATCATCCGTCGGGTGCGTAGAGGCCGTTACGGCGTGCAGACCATGGTTCCTGGTACTAACCACCTGGTTAGCCAGCCAACTGATGTCCAAGACTACTACTCGTATGTCTTTGACCGGTTGATTGGTGGCGCTCGTGAGAGTGTGTGGAATCTTCGGAACGGTGACCTAACCACAATCGATAGAATTCGACAGCAGTTGCAGTGGGACCTTACGGACAACTTGATTGCCAAGGTCTTTTCTTTGCTTGGTAGCGTTTGGAATTCCTCGGATACTCCAAGCAACTACGCAACAACAACCAACCTAACCTACACAATCCTTGATAACATGATTGAAAACCTGTTGCTCTCGGCTGGTGACGTTAAAGCAATTATTGGTACTCGTACCGCACTTCGGAACATCTATAACTTTGCTGGCTGGCGTGAGTGGAACTACATGAGTGGTTCTGGTTCGATTGCTTATCCTGTGACTCCTAAGTTGATTGAGTTCTTGGATACCAACAGAGTTTCGAGCTACAAGGGTATTACCCTTATCGAACTTCCACAGGTTTTCAAGAATCAACTTCCTAATTTTCAGGAAAAACTTATCCCTGACAACAAGATTATCTTGGTCGGTGCCGACGCCGGTGAGATTCTAATGTACGGTGGGGTCGAGTATCAGGACTACACAGACATGACAATTCAACCTGCCGACTATATCCTCAATGCGTGGATGAGTTATGGTATGATTGTTGATAGACCTGAAAACATTGGCGTTATCAATCTTACTTAGTAAAAAATATTAAAAGGATGGGGGAGTTTTTGCTCCCCCTTAGAGGATTTTTATGAGCTCTGTTAACAACATTTTCCCAGAATTAGAGGGAAAAATTTTCACTAGATATTCAAAAGTTCCAGTACACATGCTTGCTGGGCTGCGACCTGACCCGTACGAAACTCGTAAGTCAATTCCATGGGTTCTTCAGACAAATGACAAGAACTACGATATTAAAGAAAAAAAATTGACATTTGAGTATGAGGATGAAGTCATTGAGTTGTATTCTCAATTTGAAGTAGATACGTTTAAACGATTAAATAAACAATTATTTGACCAGGGTTTCTTTAAAGAATACATCGGAGAACAGGCCCCCGTAAATACTGTAAATATTGTCAGTGATAATGAACTAGAGAATATTGCAAACATCCGTTCAAATGAAGCCTTTGCGCTCGAGATTAATAGACTTACGAGTACATTGACTCTTGAACGACTAAAACAAATATCAACAGCCGCTGGAAAATCAGTGAAAAAAATTCAGCTGATTGACTCCAGAATTGAGGCACTTGAAGATGGCGATAATTAATCCAGCGGATATTCTAATGATTAGGCAGAAAGCTGAGGAGTTTCTTCTTAGCACTGCCCAATTAGTTAGATTTACCGGTGTTTCATCGGCAGACGGTGAAATTATAAATACGTATGCTGCTCCAGTCGATATTGCATGTCGTATACTTAACCGCTCTGGTGACGTTACCTCTTCGGTAGCGGCTCAATTTAGAGCACTTCAGCAGTCAACGACTCGGCAACTATACCGCCTTCAAATAGCATACGCTACAACAGTTACAACAAAAGATAGAATTGTATACAATGGTAAACGATACGATATTAAGTATGTACCTATCAAACACGAAATGATGGGCGCACA